TTAGACATCGACAGTCATCCTTGCAAATGGCCCGGGCCCAAAGATATCGGACAGTTGGGCGACATGAATTTCGAAACTCGACCCCACCGCGTCAGCGGTCATCATGGCCGTGGAATAGCTCCATTGCGGCTGGCCCACCGACACTTCCCGCACGACCGCAGCACCCTGCACGACGCGGACCAGATAGGCCTCATAGGCTTCGCTCAGCGGTACATCGAGCCCCGACCAGCTATCGCCGCCGCTGCGCGTCCGCCTTGTCCAGTTCACCAAGAGATCACCGTTCGCGCCCGTGATCGCGCGAAGATGCGCGGGGGAATAGGGCCGAAGTCCCACGCCCTGAAAGGCTTCGACGAGGTGTGTAAAGGATGGATCGTCGTAACCACGCTGCGACGGGCCGATCCGATAGTGACGTGCCAGATCGCGTTCATTCGCCGAAAGCGCAATCTGCTGCGGCACACCGTTCATCAGGACGACATAGCTGCCGACCGGCCATCCTGCGGCGCCCGCGTCCTCGGTCCCGGCCTGCCCGCGCAAAAGCATGGAAAGGTCGTAGGTATCCGGCGCGACAAGTGCGGCATCGGCAAACTGGAACAACTCCCAATTGCCTGAAGCACCGTCCCCGACCGCCATCAGGTTGGCGCCGTTGAGAAGTTGTACCGCGGCAACTGAGCTCAGCGCGCCGCCGGACAACTTGACCCGAACCGGGGCGGAGCGATCCCAGACCCCGCCCATCGCGGGTCCCATCGCCGTTTCCGTCGCACCGATCACCGATTGGGCGGTCACCAGCCGGTTCAGCACATAACGCGCATCCTGATCGGACGCGTAAACCGCAACCGACCCCGGCCAGGGCGAGGCGGCGACGGCGACATGCGGCGCATGTGGAGCCTCTTCTCCGGTCATCAGGGGCAGATCCAGGAACAGCGGCAGAACCGGCGTCGGGGCGACAAAGCTGCGCGGCACAACCTTCGCATCGGCCTCGTCCGACGCCTCATAGACCGCCGGCTCGACTCGCACTGCCTCAAATGCGATGGCGCCTGCCTGCTCGGCGCGATCCAGCCGATAGAGCTGCCGGGCCTCGGGGCCAAGCGCGATCACGTCTCCAGGGCCGAGATCGCCGAGTGACGGCGGCAAGGCCAGACGCGCCCCATCCCGCGCCACCCGGCTTTCGGTCAGCCAGCGTTCGGCGATCCGCTGCGCCTCGGACTGGGTCAGGGCGAGCGCAAATTCAGACTGCGACACGGATTGCAGATCGCCTGCGGGATGAAGCGCCTCGACCGCCCGCGTCTCATAGTCGCCCTCGGCCTCGACATAGCCAAGCCTGACCCGCCCGATTGCCTCGGCATCCGTTGCGCGCTGCGTCTCGATCCAGCCATCGGTCTCTTCCGTCACGGCCAGGTTCTCCGGCCCGATGACGGCATCCGCGATGCCAACGCGCATCCGGAAGCTCAAGGATGCGTCCCGCTCGATCGCATCGAATCCGTAGGCCAGCATAAGCGGTTGCAAAGCAGCACGACCAGCGCCGTTCTCGGCCAGCACGTAGCCCCGGACGAGGCCGTAAAGACCCGAGACATCAACACCGACGGCACCGGAGCTTTCGCATATCTCCGCGACGACATTGGCAAGCGGCTGCGCCGTCGCGCGCCCGTTCAGCCAATGCCCCCGCGCGTAATTCTCGCCGTCAGCCCAGAGATCTCGATTGCCCGGAAACTGCGGGAACGGCCGCGCATCCCAGGCCCAGACATGCGCCCGCGACATATCGACCATCGGTCCGCCATAGGCGTCCGAGACCGGATTGTTCGCCGGATCGTGCCAGTAATCGACGACCGCACGCAGATACTGCATCTGCATCAGATCGTCGCGCCGCCCGTTGGAATAGGCGGGCAGTCCCGACTCAGACGATTTCGGGTCCAGAAAGCGGTTTGGCTGGTTCGTTCCCTTGTCGATTGCGGCGCAGCCAAATTCCGTGAACCAGATCGGTTTTGAGCCCGGCACCCAGTCGCTTTGGGGTCCCTTGGCACCGCCGATCCGGTCGTGATGGGCGTTTTCCCACCAGCCGTGGATATCCTTGACGCGCCAGACCCAGTCCTCTCCGAACGCTCCGTCGCTGATCGGCGTGCGGATCTGCGCATCGCGCTCCTGCGCGCTCGCATAGTACCAGTCGAACCCCTCTCCCCCCGCGACGTTCGACTTCAGGTACTCGATATTGTAGATGGCACCCCAACCGGCATCGGCGTGATCCGGTCCGTCGCGCCAGTCGGACAGCGGCATGTAGTTGTCGATGCCGATGAAGTCGATGTTCGCGTCGGCCCAAAGCGGGTCGAGGTGATAGTAGATGTCGCCTGTCCCGTCCTGATAGCCGGCATATTCCGACCAGTCGGCCGCATAGCCGATCCTGGTCCCCGGCCCGAGAATGACGCGCACATCCGCCGCGAGCAGGCGCAATGCCGCGACTGCAGCGAAATTGCCACCCGAACCTCGGATCTGCGTCAGGCCCCGCAACTCTGAACCGATGCAAAATGCGCCGACGCCGCCCGCCAGCGCGCAAAGATGCGCGTAGTGCAGGATGAAGCGGCGATAGGACCACTCCGCCGGGCCGGCATAGGTAACCTTGCCCGAAGCGCGGGAAAAATGGCCCGGCAGCGCTTCGCCGAAGAAAGCGGCAACCTCGGCATCGGCCGCCGCGGTGCCATCGACCGTACCTTGCTGTCCCGGCGCGACGGACAGGGTGATGCGCCCGCGCCATGGCAGGACAGGCTGATCCGCCGCGCCCGTCCACGGATCAGGGCGCCCGTTCCCGGCCAATTGCTCCATCAGAATGAACGGGTAGAAGACCGCGGACTTGCCTTGCGCCCCCAGCGCACCGATCGCCTCGACAACCGCATCATCCGCAGGAGTGCCGCCATAGACGGGCTTGCCGCCATCCTTGGCGACCTCCTGCGCCTGCGCACGGCTGATCCCGCCAGAACGCCACGGCATCCCCACGCCGTCAAAGGCACTATCCTCGACCTTCGGACGCAAGGTACACTGGCCACAACGAAGATCATCGCCGAACCACGACACCACCAGCGACACCGACCCGCAGTTCGGCAGCTCCTCGCCCAACGCATTCAGCGAAACCGTCAGATCGGTCTGCCCTCCGGGACCATGCACGTTGGCCGTCACATTGCGGCCAAGCCCCTGGTTGTAATGCACCGGCGTCGTGGCAAGCACATATTCACCCGTCCCGGGGATCAGGGCGACACCCTGGATGGCCTGTGTCAGATCCGGCACGCCATCAAGCCCCTCGCCCTGCGCCGGGCGAAACACCTCGAAGCTGAACTGAGGAACGCGATTGCCATAGGGCGCGAGCGGCAGATCCTCGAACACTACATAGGCGAGTCCGCGATACGCGGGCGCCTGCCCCGCCCCCTCGACAGCCTCGATTTTCGCGTCCGGAAGCTGATCCTCGGCCCCGGAATAGACGCGTATCGTCACATCGCTCAGCGATATCTCGATACCGTCAGCCCAGATCCTGCCGACACGCGCGATCTCGCCCTCGCAAAGCGCAACGGCCAGGCTTACCGAATAGGCGTGCTCCGTGACTTTCGGCTGCGAAGGCGCCCCCTTGCCGCCGCCGCCACTGGTCGTTGTCTGGTCCAGAAAGCGCGAGGCCCAGATGATCTGGCCCGCGACCCGCATCCGGCCCCAGAGTTTGCCGATCGGCGCACCTTCGCCGGCTCCTGTCAGACGGAATCGATCCACCTTGCCGGTCTCGACGGCGCGCGAACCTCCGCCCATCAGACGCTGGTCGATCACACGCCCGAGCGTCGCGCCGATCGCGCGGCCTATCACCGCACCGGACAGACCCAGGACCGAGCCACCGAAGCCCGCGCCAAGCGAAGCCCCAACGGCCGAAAGGACGATCGTTGCCATCAAAGCTCTCCTTCAGGGAAATTCGAACCTGGCCACGACGCGCCGAAGCCAGGGCGCAGAGAGCGGACTTTCGACGACCGCGTGACCGCTATAGGCATGGATGAAACTCGCCTGACCTGCGGTTTCCGCGACCAGCCCGATATGTTTCGCGACTGCCCCGTCGCGCATCCGGAAAAGAAGAACCTGACCGCTCCTGAGAACGGCAGACGCGTCGACGGGCCGCAAGTGCCGCAACGCGGCCTGCCACAGCCGCTCCTCGCCCTCGGGCTCGCTCCAGTCGGCCGTATAGGCCGGGACCGCCTCGGGCTCGGCACCGCAAAGCTCCCGCCACACGCCGCGCAGAAGACCGAGGCAGTCCGTCCCGGCACCCTTGACCGCGGATTGATGGCGATAGGGCGTTCCGATCCAACTCCGCGCGATCTCGACCGCGCGCGCCGACGCCCCGCTCATCCCTTCAGGCTCCCGCCATCGTTGCGACCGGATTTGTTCGGATACGACATGACCCAGTCTTCGCCGGGAATATGGGGGAAGCCTCGGAAGTTCAGGAAGTTGGCGAATTTCAACCGGCAAGTATCGGCGCGCCGGTCGCACCCGGCTTCGATCCGGACAAGATCACCTGGCACAGGCGAAATCCCGAAGGACTGCCACAGCTCCAGCTCGCGCCCGGATACACCACGAAGGCGATCGTTCTTGACCGACCCGATCAGACCGGCTGCCACACCGGTCAAGACGCGCAGCCGTCCCTTTTCGAACCAGCGCTCTTCAAAGCCCGTGAAACTCGCGAACCGAAAGACCCGGCCGTCCTGCACCGCCTCCACCGCGCATTCCTCGACATATCCAGGCTGTCCAAGGTCGACGCGGCATCGCTCATCGCCAAGAATGGCCGAACAGCGCGCGTGATAGATGAACCCCACCGGCTGGTTCAGCGCCTCTGTCAGGCCCCGCAACTCGGCCGTGAACGCCCCGCCCGATCGCACGATTTCGCCCAGCGACCCCCGGAACTGCAGGACGCGGATTGCAGGTTCCGCCCAGTTCACAAGCCACGCCCGAACCTCCGCGCCGTCGTAGCGACCGGCAAGGATGTCGGCCTCGGCAATCGCATCAGAGCGCAGCGCGCCGAAGGCTTCGCTGTTGTCCACCGAAAGGCCGGTTCCGCGCTGGATCGCCTTGGCCGTCATCCCGCTATCGGCGCGAAAGGTGATGCCGTCAAAGACAAGATCCCTGTCGTGGTCCGTGAACCCAAGGACCGCTCCATCCTTGCGTGTCACCGCGAAGCACCGCGCGAGCGTCGTTGCGCCACCTTCAAGATGTGCCTTCAATTCATCGGGATAGCTCATGGCAGCCGCACCTCGACGACCGGCACCTGCGGCACCTCGCCCGCCTGGAATGAAGCAACCGAGACCTGAATCCGGTCCGTGTCGAACCGAGCCGGCACGTCAAACTCGAACCCTGCGGTCACGCGCTCGGCCGCGGCAGGCGGCGATAGGAAGGTCACGATGCCGGTCGCGTAGTCGACGATGTAATGCACGGCCTCCACCAACTCATCGCCCTGAAGGCCGACGCGTATGGTGCCCTGAACCGGCTTCACGATCACACGCCGCTCAGAAGTGGGACCGGAGGTGTAGGTCTTCGACAACTGGAAATCGAGTGCGACACCATCGCCCGTGCCGATCGCTTCATCCTCGAACCCCACGGTCGCGGAGGCCGCGCAGGATTTGTAATCCGCCCAGTCCTTCCAGCGAAAGGCGTTCAGCTGCCCCTGCCGCGCTTCGAAGAACGCAATGAGGTCGCCGATATCGTCAAGACTGCGCAGGCTCAACCCCGCGTCATAGCGGCGGCGCGACTGCGCCCAGGGCGTGTTGCGCTCCTCGAACCCGTTGGTCATCTGGACGATCTCGGTCCGGCGCTCCGGCCCGCCGACCGAGCCGAAGCTCAGCTTCGCCGGAAATCTCACCTCGTGAAAAGCCATGATCTGTCCTCACCTGTTCCGCTCGCCACGCGACAGCGCGCGTGACATCTGGGCCGCGATCTGGCTCTGGCTGCGGGCAAAACCCTGCACGTCCGGCGTGCTGACATTCATCACGATGTTCACCGCGCGCCCGCCGCCCTGGGTCTGAACGCCAAGCCGCCCATCGGCGCCGCGCGTCAACGGCATGATCGCCTCCGGCCCCGCCTCGCCCATCAGGCCCCGTCCGCCGCGCATCGGGAACGTCGTGGGCGATGACACGACACCGCCCTTGGCGAAAGGCATCACCCGTCCTTGCGAAAAACTGCCGCCCTTCTCGAAGGGGAATAGCCCGCTCAGAAGCCCGTTGAGGCCGTTTGCGACCGCGCCGCCGACCGCCTGCTGAACCGGCTTCATCGCAATGTTGTAGACGCTGTCCACCATGGTCTGCGCGACGGTCTTCAAGGCGTCCGACAGCTTCATCCCGTCGAACACCAGCCCATCGAAAGCGCGCCGCAGCCCGCCGCCGATACTGGTGGAGAGCGACGAAACCTCGCGCCCCGTGAAGACCATGCTCTCACGCATCCGGCCCAACTCGGCGTCGAACGCTGCCGTCATCGCCTGCGCGCCGGTCAAAGATTGTTCAAGTGCCGCCGTCTGCGCGGCGAGCCCGTCCAGACCGTCCGTTACTGCCATCTCCATCCTCCTTGATCTCGTCGGGCCAGACCCGCACCAGCTCCATCAGCCGCGCCCGGTCGAGCGGCGCGGCCCCAGCGGGATCGCCCAGCATCAGCACAAGCTCTGCCGGCGTCAGCCGCCAGAACTGATCGGGCCGAAGACCAAGGGCCCCCATGCCCACCCGCATCAGCCCAGGCCAGTCAAAGGCGCTCATCGCGCCTCGGGCACCGTGAACGCCCGCGCCAGAAGCTGTGCGGCCGCCTGCGCGGCAGCAACCGGCCCGCCGCCGATCTCGACGTCGATGAGGTCGCCCGCCCGCCCTTTCCAGCCGCCGCCGCGCAAACCCGCGACGATCAGCATCAGGACGTCGCGCGTCGAAAAGCGCCCCGCCTCGAAGCGTTCGACCAGTTCGACCAGCGTCCCGGTGCCCACTTCCTCCTCAAGCTCGGCCAGCGCGCCCAACGTCAGCTTTGCCACATGCGCCTCGCCGTTCAGCGTGATGCTGACTTCGCCCGCCCAGGGGTTCGCCATCAGATCGCCGTGAAGCTGAGCGCACCCGCCGACGCCAGCGACAACTCGTACGTCGCCTCGCCGTTGTAGCTGCCCGCATATTCGATCGAACTGATCTGGAAGGGCCCCTCGACGATGCCGAAGTCCGGGATGATCACCTGGAACTGCTCGACCGTACCGGCAAAGAAGATCTGCCGCGCGCGGTCATCGGTCGCGCTATCCACGAAGACGCCCGAGCCTGAGACCGCAGCCGATCGCACTCCGGCGCCGCCGAG